TTTTCTCACGTTCACATCTGGTGGGAAAAATAAATTCTAGCTTTGCGCTTGACAAATATATTTTTGACGCTCCGAAGCCAAGTTCACAAGCCACGCCTGGTCAACTTCAATCGCTGTCTTGAATACATTTTTTTCTTGCGCATTGAGGAAATCAAGTGATTCGACACTTCCTGTATTAGATATAATAATCTTCCAAACATCTTTTACATCCTTTCCTTTTTCCTCTAATAATTTTTTCAAATATTTATTCTTAATTAAAAAAGAACCGCTCAGTGTCTTTTGCGTAAACGCATTAGCACGTAAGGGTTCTATACTGGGAGATGTGTTGCCACATATGATAGAACTGCTGGCATTAGGAGCTATGGCTGTCATATGTGCAAATCTTTTACCTGTTCCCTTAAGGTCAGGCGCTTCCCCTCTTTCTTTTCCTAATTTTAAATTCGCCGCATCACATTTCTTTTTGATGTACTTGAATATTTTTATATTAGGACCCATAGCCAGTGGACTGTTCAATGCAATACCGTTGCGTTGTAAATAAGAATGAAAACCCATGGCTCCCAATCCCACTGAACGTTCAGACTCCGCACTTGTAATGGCTTTCTTCATGGTCAAGGGGGCACCCTTTATGAATTTAGTGAGAGTGTTGTCCAACATTCTCATTAAGTCCTCTATGAATAATTCCTCCTTAGACCACTCGTCAAAGTATTCTAGGTTAACACTTGATAAACAACAGACGGCTGTTCTTTCCTCATTAGTTGGCAATGTTATTTCACTGCATAAATTAGAATGGTGTACCTTTAATCCTTTGTCCTTTAATTCTTTAGGCAATGCCCTGTTAACTGTATCAATGAACATGATGTAAGGCTCACCCGTGGATATTCTAGCCTCCAATATCTTTATCCAAATGCTTCTAGCTTTAATTGTCTTAACTTTATCCTTGCTATTGGGATCTACTAAAGTCCAATCCTCGTCTTTCTCCACCGCCCACATGAATTTATCAGGCACTATGACAGCATGATGAAGATTAAGATTCTTTCTATTGATGTCACCACCTGCAGGCTTTCTCATCTCTATAAACTCTATAATTTCTGGATGGGATATGTCCATATAGCTAGCATAGGAGCCGCGTCTGGTAGCGCCTTGATTAAATGCCACCATTTGAGAGTCCACTACGTGCATAAATGGAATCACCCCTGTAGTTTTATTACCTTTACTGGTTGACTGTCCCTGTGAGCGAATATGGCCCCAATAACCCCCTATTCCGCCCCCCATACTAGATAACCAGATGTTCTCAGTATAGTGCGCCGCTAGTCCTTCTCTGCTGTCGGGTACATAATTTAAAAAGCAACTGATAGGCAAACCCCTATCTGTTCCTCCATTTGACAGAAGTGGAGAAGCAAACATAAACCAAAGATTTGAAACATATTTATATAATCTTTCTGCATGTGCTTTATTATCAGCAAATGCTACACATGCTCGGGCAAAAGCTTCTTGTGGAGTCTCCTCTGTAGGTAACAGATACCTATCCTTTAAGATATTCACAGCGTTTCGTGGCAGTAGATTATCTTTTGTTATATCAATATCAATTTTCATAAGTTCCTTACACGCACACCGATAAGCAGTATATCACCTTTACCCATCGGGGTCAATTACTTTTTGATGGAAACACAATATTTCCTTCAACTTTTATGTAACCAGAGTCAGCCATCGCTCGGATGGTCTGGTCCAGCTCACCTGGATTGGCAATTTTTCTAAGGACTTCCCTCTTGAACGCCCTAAGATTGACATGTCCTCTCTTTTTCAAAGCCATTGTAGCCTCCAGCCACACCTTCATGTCATGTGCTATCCTACCTGTTCTCGCCATGCCGAAACCTTCCAAGGCTTTGGGCATGCTCTTTTCCATTTCAAACATGATCTCTTTTGTTGTTTCCCAATCCTCTTTCATTATCTTTCTTGTTGATCTGCGTGAAGCGGACACGGATACAGCGACCTTTAAAAAATGTGACACCCTTCGTTGACAATATTCTGATAGGTGAGGATCAATTGGTTCTGGTTGTATGTTGTTATAAATATCTTCATTAGCTTCATCAAAAGCATCCTTATCAAATGTCATGGGTCCATACATTTTTGCAATGGAACCTAAATCATTTCTTAAATTATCAATCGTGTTATCACTTATAACTTTTTGTGTTAAGTCTTGTGGTATTCTTTCCCCTTCATAAAATATGGGAAGCATTCTTGATAACAACCCTTGTGATCTTGCATCCTCTGGTAAATTATCCACGAACTGTTCTGGTGTTGCGCATGCAATCCAATTCAAACAAGGACCTTCTATGATGTATTCACCCGCTGTTTTTGTTTTATAGCTGTAAGTTTCTCTGCTATCCCACATATCCGTTAAAAAAAATTGAAGACTTCTTTCACTTCTTGTCATGAACGTACCAAATTCAGATGTAACTAAAGTCAAAGATGAATCAAAGAATTGTTCTTGACGCGGATTACTTAAACGTAAATCCATACGTGTTACCTTTGCCATGTCAACCGCTAATTTTTCTGGAGTAATTCTATCTTGAATAAGATAGAGAGGAAATTTTCTTAACCCATATTCATCAAGACCAGAATTAAAATTATGATCTTCTTCTTGTGTACCCACAGGCGTAGTAAGCCTGTTAAATATTTTTGTAAAAGGAAGTATTAAACTTACAGATTTATTACGTCCTGGAGATGCAATAAGAATTATAAATAAATTAGAACCTATATCATAGTTAGGCATAGGAAACCACACTCGTCTCCCCACTGCGCCTGCCACCGCAGAAAGCGCCGTCCATCTTGCAAAAGTTTTAGGGATGGGACTTTCCTTAATAGCATCAACACATGCCTTTACATAGTCTGTATAATTTCGCGCCATTATTTTTCATTTAGAAACTTGATATTTTCTGAAGGTATATGGATTACTTTAATTACTTTAGCTTTAGTTTCAATCCATACATTTCCATCTTTGTTTCTTATTAATGAAGGTCCTTCTATCTCTGCCTCATTGCATATGGTAGAAAATTCCCCTTCTTTTACTAGTATCTTTCCATCTTCCACGTATATTTTTTTTATTTCATCCATGGTTTCATATCCTTCCATGTGTAACCCACTTCAATTAAAGAAGGTATAATCATTTTTCTTCCCTTAATTTCCAAAGGGTTATTCATTTGCTCCAAAACTTGAGGCATTAAGGTATCTAGTTTATTAATATAACATTGACCAAGAATGGCATCATGCACTTGCGCCAGTATGTCTAAACCCGCATGTCTTAAATTCTGCCACACTTTTAACAATCCTAAATTAAGTAGGTCTCCTATCGTTGATTGAGGAACATAAGCAATCGCCTGTCTCAGTGTAGAGTTATCATTTAACCTACTCCAAAATTGTCTGCGTCTTCCCATAGGTGTGATCAAACAACCTGTTTGTTTTAATTCATTAGAAACTCCCGTATGCCAAGTGCGTATCCCAGGAAACGCCCCTTTAATTTTTACAAGTTTACCTACAATTTCTCCCGTGTCTATCAATTCTTGAAAACCTCCTTCTCTATCCTGTTTATGCCATCGTTCCAAAGAAGCTAATGGTACCACACCACCAAAATAAAGCAACTGAAATCTTGTAGCATGTGACACTTTTATTTTTAAATGTTTCGCCAATGCATTAGGAGATACACCATAATTTGTAGCATGTCCCGCTCGTTTACACATGTCACGATAAGTGAAATGTAAATAATAAGGTTTATTAGCAAGCTCTTTATTTTGTGCAAGATCATCAGACCAACCCAAGTTGGGCCATACCATCTTCACAACCTCAGTATGCAAATCCGTGCTCTCACATGCATTTATATAATTTTCATCACCTGCAATATAAGCTGTAACTCTTGATTCCGCTTGTTCCAGATCTGCATAGAACATTATCTTTCCTTCATCAGGAATAAATATGGAACGCAATTCTTTTGTAACATTTTGCAGATTAGTTCCTGTTCGCCACGGACTTTCAGATGATGACCATCTGCCCGTCTCCGTGCCTGCCACATTGTAAGAACAACGTATCCTTCCATCTTCATCCCGCTTGGAATCCAAGACAGAAAGCTGTTTAGTTATGTCACGCAACGCAAGTATGGTATGACAGAAAGGCTTGGCTCTTGGATAAAATTCCCCAAGTTGTTCAAGCGCCGCCCTGTCCGTGGATACCTTATGCTTGCCCCCCTTGTATGATATGACAGGTGGCAGTCCCAGATATTCATATAAAATTTTCTTAAGTTGAACGGGACTGTTATGGTTTAAATCTTTTTCCCAAACAGATTGAGAAAATAAATTGAGCATGCGTTCCAACTTTAATCTTCTCTCTCTTAAAATTTTCTTTCTTGTCTTTACTTCCTCTTCATCCACACGCAAACCACGCAACATCATGTCCATCGCTGGTCGTAAACTATCTAATTCAAACAGGTATGTTTTTTTAGTAAGTCCATCAAACTCCTTATGTACCTTATCCCATATTTCATATGTCAAGACGCAATCAAGAGCACAATAAACCCACTCTGTCTGTTCAGAATCTAAATCTATCTTACTTATTTCTGTGTTTTTTATTATCTTCATCACCATTAATCGTCCCGCCAGTAGGATTGATCATGCTTCTTCACGTGGTTGTTGGGGTCGTCCTTCTGCAACTGGTCGTCAGCTAATTCTCCTGCAATTGCTGAGTATCCCACCATATCAATGTATGTATCAGAACTCGGATTTCCAAACTTGGCTCTCGCTACCTTTAATAATAACATGAGGATAGCAACATCATGTGCAGATAAAGGATGGTCTAAATAAGCAGACCAGAGACGAGCAATGTTTTCATGATTCTCTTTTTTATTTCCGTACTCGTGTTGTCTTTTTCCGCTCAATAATTTTAAAGCGGTCTTTAAGTTTTCTTCTATCTTTACTGCCATGTATTTTCTCCACTAAATTATTTAATTCTTTTTTTGTTCTTACAGGATCTAAATCCGCCAAGTCACACACTAGATCAAATGCATCCTGCTCCTTTTCAAACCATTCCCACGCACTTAAGTGAGCTTTTCTGTCCTCCTTTCCGCCGCCCATATATATCAAGTCTTGCAACAATTGATCCAAGGTCGCCCGCCAAAGACGGACATGGGTTTTCGCCTCTTGCCATTTATCGTCAAAAGGTTTTGCCGTAAAA